GCGTCGACATGGCGATCGCTCTCGACGGTCTGGGGATAGATCTCGGCCATGATCTCGCGCGACTTGACCTTGAGCTCCTCGATCGATGTCTCACAGTCGAGGATCTCCTGGGCGATTCCGACGAGCACGGTCTGGAGGTCCTCCTTGCGATGGATCTCGCGGGCCTCCTCCTCGGTGATGTCTTGCGGGCCTGGGGCGTCGGCTTCGGCCTGGGCGATCGCCTTCCGCCTGGCCGTGTCCTGGGCCTTGAGGGTGTCGGCGGGCTTGTCGATCTTGCGCGCGGGGGTCGGGGTCTTCTTTTTGACGACCTTCTTCTTCGGGGCCGTCTTTTTCAACGGGTTCCCCTGGACGGGTTTCGGGGTCTCCTCGTTCCAGGGCGGGGCGCCGGCGGTTCCGCCGTCGGCCTGGTCGGCTTCGAGAGCCGCCTCAAGCTGTTCTGCTTCGCTTTCTATCTCGTTGGTCATGGTTGTCGGGGTCTCCGGTTATTAAAGGGGAGCGGGCCCGAAGGCCCGCCTCCGACGGTTTTCGCTCGTTGCGCTGCCGTGTCTTAGAACTCGCGGGTGATTAGCTGAGCTGCCTTAATCATCTTCCTTTCCGGGAAGGTTCTCGCCCAGTTGTTTACGCCGTCGGCGAGCTCGGTATTGTCGGGACCGCCGTCCGGGTTAGCCACAGAGCCGCCCAGGAAGTTATAACCGACCGGGTGCATCGACCACTCGATCCGGCTGTAAAGCTCCTCAGCGCCGCCGCCGTTGCCCTGGCTCGGTACGCGATCGATTTCAGCCGGGACCTTCGGATTTCCTACGCCCCAGCGTGAGGCCTGAGCGCCGAAGATCCAGGTGTTAAACACGCCCGCCGCGTTCGGCATTGAATCGTCGACGACAACACGGCGACCGAGGAAGGTCGGGATGTCGGCCGCGTTCGCGTTCACGCTATCGGGGACGAAGTCGATCAGGTTGTTCTTCTGGGCCTTAGAATAAACGATCGAGTGCATAAAAACGGCGACGAAGTCGCCCTGGCTATCGCCCGCGGTGGTGATCGCGTCGATGAAGGCCTCGGCCGAAAAGTCCGTCACACCAGCGACGAAGGCGCCGCCTGAAATGTCGACGGTGAGGTCGTCCTGGGCTTCGTTGTTTGTGATGCCCGCGCGAGGGTCGTCATTCGGCGCGACTTGAGCGTTATCGTTGAACACGCCTGTCCAGGTAGCAACGAACACGGCCTGGAGACGCCGGCGCCAGTAAGCGGCGACGCGGTTCGCGATAGCGTTCGAAGGATCGGAGCCGGCCAGAGCGGCGACGAGGTCCATCGTTTTCCATGACTGGTTCCGCGAGAGTCGGGTCGCGATTTCCTGGTTCGTCTGGATTTTATTGGGAACGGCGATCGTCGCCGGATTGTCCGAGCTTACGCGGTCGGCGAGGACGGTCGTGTCGTCGTCGATGTCACGCCATGAGGGCGCATTGAAAGTTGTACCTCCGCCAGCTAAAAATCCATCCAGCGCGGGGTCACGAACGACGACGCCCGAGTCGATCAGGGCGGTCTTCTGTTCGGTCATACTTTGAACGTAGGGGGCAAAAATTTCAGGGACTACAACGTCGGCAATTTGTACTTCAGCCATGAGGTCTACTCCTTCAGGTTGTCGGAGCCCTCACGGCTGTCCGGCGGGTTATTTGTGGCGCGAGTCTATCTCACTGGAGCGGTCGCGCCCAGGGTTACGCCGGCGACTTCCATGAGTCGTTCGGCTTCTTTTCGGTTCGCCTGGAATTGCTTCCCTTGTTGGGTCATGTTCCAGCCGGCCTTCGACCAGGGGTTCCCCTTGCCGAGATCTCCGCCAGCGCCGGCTCCTCCAGCTCCAGCGCCATCGGCGCCAGCGCCGACACTTTTAGGCCAGAACATACGGAAAGATTTGTCGCGGGCGATGGTAGAGAAAAAATCCGCCGGTGGCGTGTTGGGACTCACTCCCGCGCCGGCGTCGAGCTTGGTGACGACCGAGCCGTCCTGGGTGATTTCGAAATTCTGCTTCACGAGCGAGACCAGGTTCCCGACGCCTTCGGGTGCTACTCCTGCGGCTGCCGCCGCCTCGGTTAGCGAGTTTTTTATTGTTGTATCCCTGGAACTATTCAGGGCGACGTCGCGTTCTTTCTGGATTCGCTCGTTCTGTTCGGTAAGGCTTGCGACGTTGCGCTCCAGATCATGGAGTTTTGTCGCGATCTCATCGGACACGCCAGAGCCGGCGCCGGCCCCGTCACTTTTCGGCGGCGTCCCGCCTTTCGGTGCGAATTTCTTGAGAGCTCCCTCGACGACCTCGAGAACGTCATCACGACTCAGGCCGGCCCCGTTCTTCCTCGCGAAGTCGGCGCCCGCATCTGTAAACCGTTTCTTCAGAGCGTCGGCGTAGGCGTCAAAGTCTTTCTGGGTCTTCATTCCCGGTGCATCGAGAACGAACACGCCGTCGGTTTCAACATAGTGGGCCGCTAAGCCCTCCGGGATCTTCGCCTTGTCCTCATAAACGGCTTCGAGTGTCATCGGCTGGGGTTGCTCCTCAATTGAGCGGTGTTTCTATCGTCCCCTTTTATGTTACTGCCTCAGATCTTCGGCGTCGATGCGCCAGGCGCCCGCGGTGCGGGTAAGTTCGCGCGCTGGAATCGTCCCGGGTCTTGTTCGTAGAGCTGGCGGAGCGTCCATTGATCGCCGGAGTTGTCGACGAAGCCCTTCAGATCGAGCTCGCCCTTTCGGAATAACTTCCCGCGCGTCGGTCCGAGGACCTCATCCTGGAAGCCGGCTTTCTGTTTGCCGAGCCATTCCTGATAGGTCGTTTCGGCGGGGACCCGTCCGGTGAGCTTCTCGACTTCCCGGCGCCTGGCTGGACCCTTGAGGCCCTCGAGCCGTTTCTTTGTGGCTGTCGTTGCCGGCCGCTTGCCGAGCTTGCGACCGTCGACGACGGGCGCCCGGAGCGAGCGGCAATTCATGTGGATCGGGGGCATCGGTCCGACGCCGACCTCGTAGACATCGCCGTCGAGGCTTCGACAGATCGGGGTCGTCTTGGAGTCGAGCGTCGCAACATAAACCTCGCGGGGGGTGATGCTGCGGTTCCGGTTGTATACCGCCTGGCGGGAGGCGTTCGAGACGGCCGAGGTCGCCGTCTGGGCCAGGGTCTGGGCGCCGCGTCGGGTGATCTCGCGGACGCCGTCGGCGCCGCCCATTGCCTGGGTCCCGAAGATCCGGCGCGCGATCTGGGTCGGGGTCTCGGAGAAGACCAGGCCCTGGCGGATCTCATCCATCATGCGGCTGCGATCGCCGGCCGAGAATCGACTCAGCCATTCTCGGAGGACCTTGTTCTGGAACGGTCGGGCGAAAACGATCGCCCGGAGCTGGCGGCCGGTGGGGAGCGCCGGCTCCCAAGTGACCGGGAGCTTCGCGGTCATCAGGCCCGCGACGAAGACGGCCTCGCCGGCTGCGACGCCCAGGAGCTCGCGAGTTATCGTCTTATTGATCTCGTCGAAGGTCGGCTTGTTGATCGCCTTAATGAGATCCGCGGTCTTTTGCATCCGCCGGGTCGTCGCCGGCCCTGGGTCCCAGCCGAGAACCGTGTTCCGTTCCAGACGGGCGATAAGCTTCGCCTTGAGTTCCGGCTCCGCCCGATCCAGGAGCCGGACGATCCGGTTCCGGAGCCCCTTCCCGAACCGGAGGAGCTCGACCTGGTGAGCGATGAGCGCGTCCTGGATCTCTTCGTTCGATGTCGCCATTGTTTAAGCGGCTTCGCCGTCGCCCTGGTTTCCGCCCGGGGGTGGTCGGCGCCCGGGCGGTTGCTGGCCGGGTGATGGTTGTCCGGCGGCTTGCATGGCCGCTTGCATGGCCGGATTGTCGGCGGCGCCTGGCACGCCGACCAGGTCCGGATCTCCGCCGCCCTGGAGGCGCTCGTCGTTGTCCTCCTCGTCGATCTCGTCGAGCTCTTCTTCGAACGTGAACTCGGTATAGTCTTTTTGCCTCAGCCAGTTATGGACAGATTTCCAGGACAGCGGGGTCCCGGCCTTCTTCGCTGTAGCGAAGGCGAGGAGGTCCTTCGGGTCCTGTTCCTCGGTGATGAAGTCGAGGTTCGGCTCGACCTTGACCTCGTCCGGGTTCGCCCCGATCCAGGTCGCGGCCTGGCGGAGAGCGGTCTCCAGGCCGGCCGCCGAAGTCGTCGCGATTGTCTGGAGCGTGGCCGTCCGTCCGGCGACCCTGATTCGAAGGGTTTCAGCGGCTTCGGCGCTGGCGCCTGAGCTGAGGAGCTTGATCCCTTCCTCGCCGGCGCGGGTGTAATCGTCTTCGAGGCTCGTTCGCTGTTCGGCCAGGGCCTGGGAGTCGGGTCCGATAAACTTCGCGTCCGCTTTCTCGTCCGGTAAATTCAGATAAGCGCCCGAGCCGATGATCGGCTTCGAGTCGCCGCCTGGGTTCTCGTCGGTGGCTGCGAGGTCGGTCCCGATAATGACGAGCGTGTCCTGACCGCTCATGAACAGCGCGCTCCGGTGATCGGCTTCGCCGCGGTAGATTGCGAGGGCCAGGTTCGACAGGTTGATCAGGGGGACCTCGCCCGGCTTCGTCGCGAGGTCGGTCGTGTTGATCAGGGTGAGCGGGATCTCGTCGAGCGTCTTCCCGCGGATCGCCGGCTGGATCGCCGGTTGCATGGCGCCGTCGCGTTCGACCTGGCTCGTATAGACCGGCGTGTCGCTCTCGCCCAGGGTGAGCGCCCGGAACCGGGGGACCAGGTTCCAGGTAAAGCGGTTTCCGGTGTCACGCTCGAAGCGACTCTCGTCCAGGACGCCCAGGAGGAGCTTCCGGATCGCCTGGCTCCGCTGGCCCTCGTCCTGTTGCTTGTCGTCCATCGTCTCGGTGAGGTCGTCCCAGTTGATGACCTGGGGCGCCGGATAGGTGATCAGGAGCGGAAGGTCCCGAGCCGGGTCGACGTCCAGGAG